GTGGACGACTTTTACGCCGCCCGCAGCAGGACTATCCCGCCGCTACCGTGGTCGAATTTTGCACCGCCGATCTCACCGACTTCCGACAGCAACTATCTCTGCCAGTCCGGGGTCGGCACGATCATCGAAAACAAGCTGCTGTGGGCGCCGTTCACCACGGCGACCGATCCGACCGTCGTGGACTACCGCTCGATCAAGCGCATCCGCACCCGTCGTTCGATTGAAAAGGCATTCGTCCGGGCAATGCGCAAGTACAATGCCCAGGATCTCGGGCCCCATCTGGCGACTCTGATCTACCGGACGATTTCCGAAGCCTGCGCCGAGCGCCAGGCCTTCGGCGCGATCATCGACTACGAGGTGATCTGGGACCGGGCGCTGAACCCCAACACCTCCCTGCGGGACGGCGCCCTGAAGGTCAAATTGCGGTTTGAGGAAACGCCAGATCTCGTCGATCTGCAGATCTTCACCGAACCCCAGCCGGAAGCATTCGATCTTCTGGCCGACAATATCGCCCAGGCCCTTGAGGCTCTCGGCGACCAGAACATCCGCGTTGCCAGCACAGCTTAAAGGAACCCAACATGGATAGCGTGATCTATGGCGCGAACTGGTATGTCGATACGCTGAACCAGCGCTTGCGCCTCGACACCGTGCAGATGCCGAACCTCAGCCGTGTCCAGGACACGATCACACTGGCCGGAAGCTGGATGGCTTTCGAGAACCCTGGAGAGATCGAGCCCCTTTCGGCCCCCTTCTCCCTGCACGGATCACATGACGACGTCCGCTCGCTCTTCGGCCGCGAGGCCGGCGACTGGACCACCTTCTACTACTATGAACGCCTGCGCGACCTGCAGGCAGGCAAGAACATCGGCCGGGTGGTGATCCTGAAAGGCCTGGTGAGCGCGGTCAGCCAGCCCCGTGTGAGCGGCAAGCGTGGCGGACAGACCGAATATCAGGTTGGTTCGATCGTCGCCTATGAGGACATCGTTGACGGAAAGCGGATCCACGCCTTCGACTTCTTCTCCAACAAGATCGTCATCAACGGCACCGACTACAGCGCCGATCACAACGCGATCATCGCGGCCTGAGGCAGCATCCATGAAAGACAGCAGAAAAACCGGTCTGGAAGTGCCACTTGAAGAGATCCCGATGCCGCCCGAAGCGCTGACCAGTGAGCTGGACAACGCAGCAGCGGCGGCCGCGCCGGAAACGAAACCGGCGCCGCCACCCGAAGCGCCGGTTGATATCGCGGACCTCGATTTCCTCTCAGACCCGGCAACGCGTCTTGCCGAGATACCGCTCAGCCATCCGTTCAAGTGGTGCGGGCGCACCGTGAAGAGCATCACCGTGCGCCGGCTGACCGTCGCGAAAGTCGGTCAGATCGCTTCCAGAATGCGCGACGGCAAGCTGGACCTCTATGAGATCTACGCTGCCCAGACAGGACTTCCGGCCGCCGTTCTGCGCGGCCTGATGGACGATGACGGCGACGCGGTGAGCGAAAGATGCCTGGATTTTTTTCCGCGCGTCTTCCGGGCGGACGACGCCTGAGTGCGCGACCGGAAGACTGGCGGCGCATTGCCGCGCGCACGGCTGCCATCCTTCACACCCCACTTCACCAGGTGCTCGGCTGGGAATGGACCGAGTGCCTGCTGTGGTGGAAAGAGGCCGACGACATCCACGGCGAAACCTTCGGCCTGATGAGCCGGGACTGAAAAGGTGGGGACCTGAATGGACGTTTCGCTAAAGCTGCGCCTTGATTACAAGGACCGAGGCGCACGGCGAGCCAAGAGAGACCTTCAGGAGATCGACCGGGCGGCTGACCGGCTCGACGGCACCGGTTCGCGCAAGCTCGGCCGGGATCTCGACAAGATCAGCGACAATGCCCGCCGGGCAGCCACGGCCCTGGAACTGCCAGCGAACAAGGTGCGCGCACTCAACGCCCAGAAAACCGATCGGGTGGAACGGGAGCTCAAGCAGCTCGGCAATGCTGCGACCCAGGCGGCCCAACGCTTGAGAACAATCGACCGGACCAAGTTCCGCGCCCTGCATGGCGAAGTGGACCGCGCGACCCGGAAAGTGGAAGGGCTCGGCCGGCGGGTCGCGGACCATGGCGCGGTCGTCGTTCCGGCAAAACGCCTGACGGGTGTGATGGGCGGGCTGGAAACGACTGCCGGCCGCGCTTTCGGTGCCCTGGCAGCCTTTGCGGCGGTCGATAATATCGTGCGCGGTTTAAACCAGCTTGAAAAGGGTTTTAACGCCGTGGACGATGCGGCCGCCCGCGTTGCCGTGACCGCAGAAATGCGCGACCCGGAGGTGGTCAAGGCGATCAAGGCGGAAAACACCCGTGTCGCCATGCGCTTCGGCCAGGACACCGAAGCGGTCAACGCGGCCCGCAACGTCTTCGCGGCAGCAAACTTCTCCGTTGCCCGGCAGAACGCCCTCCTCATGCCTGTCGGAAAAACCGCCTTCGCCTCCGGTTCCGAGCCCGAGATTATCGCCCGCGCGGTAACTGCCGCGATCAACAACCTCGGGATCAAGGAAGATCAGGTTCCGGCCTTCCTCGACCAGATCGTCAAGGGTGGCAAGGAAGGCGAATTCGAAATCGAGGCGATGGCAAAATATTTCCCGGAGCTGGGCGCGCTTTACAGCGCCAGCGGCCGCTCCGGACTGGACGCCTCGGCCGAGCTGGTTGCCCTTGCCCAGGTCGTGCGCAAGGGCGCGGGCATGGAAGCAGGCGCGGCAACCAACCTGCAGAACCTCCTGTCGAAAATGGCTTCACCGGAAACCGTGAAGAACTTCCAGGAAAAGGGTGTCGATCTCAAAGCCGTGGCGTCGAATGCACAGCAACAGGGAACGCCCTATATCCTGGCGATTCTCGATGAGGTTCAACGCCTGACTGGCGGCGATGAATTCGCCATTGGCGAACTCTTCGGCGACATGCAGGCCAAATCCGCCCTGCGGCCACTCCTGAACAACCGGGATTTCTACAATCAGGCCTTTGACGCGATCCGGAACAGGTCAGCCGGCATTGTCGATCTCGACGCGGGCTTTCTGGAGAACACACCCAAGGCGCAATCGGATCGCCGGAAAGCTGCCCTGAGCAAGAGTGGCCGCGCGGCCGGTTCCCTTTGGGGCCGCATCACCAATCCACTCATCGACGAGTTCATTGGCTGGATCAATCCGGCCTTCCGCCGGCAGGAGCAAAGCATCGCCAACACCGGCAGGCTCAAGTCGATCGACACCGAAGCCCTCCAGCTTGAGATCGAGGAGCTGAAATCCCGGATCGAGAACCGGCCCGAATCCCGCTTCGGCCTGCCGGATACCGCCCGCCTGCCGCTGGAACTGAGGCTGAAGGAACTGGAATGGCAGCTGCAACAGGCGCGCAAGCTCCAGGGCGAAAGCCAGCCGCAATCTCCGGCGCCCGGCGGAGGCCCCGTTCCGCGCGCCAAACCCGGCACGGCCCCCCTGGAGCGCCTGGTTCCCGGCCCGCAGTCCTTCCGGGAGGCTGGAGACAAGGCCGGTTCGGAGTTTGCCAATGCCCTGAGCGAGGAAGCCGGCAAGGCGGCCGCGATCGCCGATCAGCTCAAGGCCCGATTTTCCTTCACCGCTACGCCCAAGATCAATCCCAGTTTCTCCAGTGCCGACCCGATCTCACACAGGGAGCGCGGTCAGAGGCGGACCTTCAAATCGGCGCCGGCGGCGCCTGCTCCCGCCGTGAAGATCCAGAACACCTTCAACCAGGCCCGTGACCCGGAACGGGCCGCCCGCGAAGCACAGCGTTTACAGAACCGGGCGATCCGCGCCGCCCGGGCGCGCGCCCTGCATGACACCGGAGATTTCGCATGACGTCGCTTGTGTCCATCGGCGCCGCCCAGCTCAAGGTCATCGGTCTCAATCCGCAGCATGTGAGCCAGGCAAGTGAGACCCGCGTACCCGGCCGGGCGACCTTCACCGGAATGGATTATCAATTAACCGGGATCGGCGAGCGAACCTCCAGGCTGGAAGTTCTCACCCTTCCCTTCGTCTTCGGAGGCATGGATGCCCTCGGCTGGCTGCAAGCGCAGCACATCGCGCAATTGCCGGTGCTTTACCTGCGTCTCGGGGCCAATCTGGCCGCCGACAATTTGGGCCTCGTGGTCATCCGCGAGCTTTACGTGGACGAGGACCGCTTCCACCCATTCACCGGCCGCGGCCGGTCCCTCAATGCCGAAATCGGCCTGGTCTTCGTGTGAGGCAACATGAGCGATCAACCCGTCTCCACCTATACGGTCACAGAAGATGCGGAGCGGATCGATCGCATCGCCCGCGACCTTTACGGCAGCGAGCGCGGCGGTACCGCTGAAACCCTGCTCACCGCCAACCGGCGTCTTTCCGGCGACAAGAAAAACCCGGCCGGCGACGTCGCCTTCGGAACAATCCTCAGCGTGCCAGCAGCCCCCGCGCCCGCCGATGAAACCCCGGTGAGGCCCTGGGAATGATCGCCCGCCCCTATGTGATCGTTTCCGGGCCCACCAGCGCCAACCTCGTTCCCTTCTGGGGCAGCGATCTGCTCAGTGTGTCCATCACCGATCAGGCCGGGTACGAGAGCGACGAAGCGGTCCTGACATTCAAGGCACCGCCCTTTTCTCCTCCGCCCAAGGGAACGCGCTATTCCATCAAGGCCGGATTTCTGCCAGGGCCTGCCGCGGACTTCGGCAGCTTCACCGTCAGCCGTACGGCCTTCGGCGGCTCGGCCGAGGATGGCGAGACGATGGAGGTGCATTGCCGGGCGGCCGACTTCATCGACAAGATGAAGGCCAGCGGCTCGAAACACTACGATCCGGAAAACGGCTTCGGCACCGCCGGCAAGATCTTCGAGAGCCTGGCGGCGGAGGCCGGGGTGTCCGCGCTTGTCAGCCCGGCCATCGCGTCGATCGAAATCCCCTACCGGCTGCGGCTGAACCAGAGCCTGCTGGATTTCGCCACCGAGCTGGCCGACGAGATCGGTGCAGTCGTCAAGCCACAGGCGGGCAAGCTCGTCGTCCTGGAGCGGGGCAAGGCGCAATCGGGATCCGGCAAGGATCTGCAGCCGATCCTGATCGACCGGCGCCGGGTCTACGGCTGGGATGTCGATATCGAGGAACGGCCGGCGCACGAGAAGACCGAGACCAGCTGGTACGACCCGCAGAAAGGCCGGGTGGGGCGAGAAAATCAGTCGTTTGGTGAGAAAGGCGGGCCGTTCAGCGCGCTTCACCTGACGCCTAGCCAGGCGGAAGCCAAGAAGACAGCGGCGACGATGGCGACGGCCCTCACCCGGTGGAGCGGCACGGGCTCATTCGAAATGCGCGGCAACCCGGCGGCGGTTGCCGGTGCGCCGGTCACGCTCACCGGATTCGGGGCAGCGATCGGGGCGGTCCAGTGGGTCGCCGGCAGCGTCAGTCACACGATCGATCCGGAAGGCGGTGGCTGGGTGACAACGGTGGAAGTGGAGACGAGGGATGCCTAGCCTAGAAAAGACTTGGCGACAGCCCCAATGATCAGGCTCGCGGTTTCGCTGATCGCTTTTTTTCCGGCTTCGGTGCCTGCTGTTTTTGCGGCTGATTGCAACCGCTTACCGAGAGGCTCTTCGAGGCTTTTCGGATGGGCATTCATCGCCGAGAGTGCCTTGGTCGTAAGTACCATTTCGATGTTGGCACTTTCACCATCAGCGCGAATGAACCCCTCGTCTCGCAACCAGATACAAGCAGCCCAAAGAACCCTTCTCAAAGGCAATCCAGGCGATATTTCTCCGAAATTAAATATTTTGGGATCCGGCCAGTCTTTGCTCGAAACATCAATGATTTCTATGCCGAGCGCCTTCGCTATTGCGGCTTCATCCAAGTCTTCTTTTACAGGAAAGTTGGCGTACAGCTGTGCGAAAATCAGGCCCGTTATCGTATTGAAGTCATCGATGTTATCCGCCATTGCCGACCTCAGATATGCTTACAGCTTCGATCCTTGACGGACGGTCCGGGTTATCCCGGACGGCGGGCCTCCAACGCCAATCTTCAGCCCGCCCGGTAGCCGTAGACAACCACCGCGCCCGGTGCATCGCGCGATGCCCGGATTATATGGACGAGTCGCCATAAGGTTGTCGAATCCCATGAATGAAATTCGTTGCGGCTCCTGCCGCAAACTCTTGATGAAATCCGCCGACCGGGCGATAGTCGGTCCTGTCGAAATCAAGTGCACGCGATGCGGCACATTGAACAACCTGAGGCCAATCGAGCCCTTCTCCGATCGCCACGAGCGATGTACCCAAGGAGAAAACTCTTGTGGCTGTATATCCCCCAAACGAGCCTCAACGGCTTAATGGACTTTCCCTGTGCACCGGCGTTGGCGGACTGGAGCTCGGTCTCCATGTCGCGGAACCCGGATACCGAACTGTTTGTTATGTTGAGCGAGAAGCCTGCGCAGCGGCCACCCTCGTGGCGCGGATGGAAGACAAGGCCCTGGATCACGCGCCTGTCTGGTCCGATGTTAAAACCTTCGACGGCCGCCCGTGGCGTGGCAAACTTCATCTCCTCACTGCCGGATATCCCTGCCAGCCATTCTCGTCCAGCGGATTGCGCCGCGGACGCGAGGATCCCCGGCACCTCTGGCCGGACGTTGCCCGGGTCATCGGTGAATGCGAACCCGAGTGGGTGTTCTGCGAAAACGTCGAGGGACATCTGGACCGTGGATTTGAAGAAGTCGCGGGGGACTTATCGGGACTGGGTTATAGCGTTAAAGCGGGCCTGTTCTCGGCGGCTGAAGTCGGCGCGTCCCACATCCGGAAAAGGCTCTTCATTCTGGCCCACGCCAACGACAAGCATCTATGCCTGCCGGACGGATATCCTGATCGAGGGCGGCGCCTTCCGGTTCAGGACAGCAATCGACCAGAAGGGGAGCCAGCACGCCCTGGGGAATGCGGCGAGGGTCTGGACGACATTCTGGTTGGCAACACAGCGGATGGGTTTAAAGCCCGTTCAAAACCCGATTTACCCATCTTCGCTCCCCCTCCATGTGACCTTGAAGCCTGGGACACGCACCTGTCCAGGAGACTGGACCTTCAACCCGAATTTCTCGGACTGGATGATGGGCTGGCCTATCGGGTGGAGCGATCCAGGGCAGCCGGTAACGGGGTTGTCCCACTGGTCGCGGCTTATGCGTGGCGAACTCTCAGGGGTGCTTACTTCTGAGGAAGTGTGAGAGCTAAAGGCGAAGGGCTATTCAAAGCTATAGTCAAAATTGAATAGATAACATGGCGCCGGCAGCAGACCAGTCAGCTCCGGCGTCAAAAAAATTTTTACATATATGATAACTTCACAAACACTTAGTTCATACATTGTCTTAACGGCTGCATTCCGCGATAATATTAAGAATGAAGACTGGACGAAATGAGCTGTGCCCGTGCGGCAGCGGCAATAAATTCAAGAAATGTTGCTTGAACTCCACGAAACGGAATGTGGAACGCTCGCTCGTGTCTGAACCTAATCCCACCTCTTTGGCACAGGCGAAAGCCATACTGCGAAAGCATCAAGCTGCCGAGAGTGTGCGCCAACAGCAGCAAGGTCATGGCAATCCTATAGTTTCATGGATGGATGAGACGAATGGCTTCCGCTTCGTCGCAGTAAAACTCACGGTCCATTGGGGAAAGGATTGGATTATCTTCCCCAACTTTCTCGACTACTTTATGAAAAAGTCACTCGGGTACGAATGGGGTGCGCAGGAACGTAGCAAGGGTCGTCATCCGCTATTTCGCTGGCTGCAAAAGACAAAAGCTTACAGTAGCCATAAGCCCGGCGAGCCGAAGGTGAAGACCATAGTGATGATGGGCTTCATTGCGTGCTGGCTCCACTTGGCCTATGCGCTCTATCTAATCGCTCACCACGACGAGTTGCCGACGCCGCTGCTCAAACGTCTACGCGACCCCGTCAGCTTCATGCCCGCCTATCACGAGGCACTAGTAGGCGCAGCCTTGGCCGTCTCTGGAATGGAGATTTCCTGCGCCGAGACGGAGGCAGGATCAACCCCAACGCCGGAGTTCAGGGCGAAATCCAAGGCAACGGGAAAGGTCTACGAGGTCGAAGCCAAGCGCAAGAACGGCTGGAGAGCACCTACGGGCGATGTGACAAACGCTGAATTTCAGCGCGAGTTGCAAGGCTACGTGCGCAACCAGATTCACAAAGCGTCGAAAAAGAAGCTTACGAACCCGATCTATTGGATTGAGCTGAGTATCCCTACCATATTGGCACAACTTGACTGGCGCGCCGTGGCCGAATCAGTCGAAATTGCGATCCGGGATGCGGAAAACAGTATGACGGTAAACGGCCAGCCAATAGCGCCTGCCTATGTCGTCATTTCCAACCACACGTTTCTCGCAAACGAGAACGTAACTGGCCATCCGTGCTTCGGCTTCCTGCAAACCATCAAGATTGACGACTTCCCCTCCGGGCAACCCTTGGAGATCGAAGCCGCCCTTGAGGGCTACGATAAACACCGCGACATTTTCTGGCTCATGGAGGCGTGGAAGACAGCCAGCACTGTGCCGACCACCTTCGACGGTTCACCCGCCGAATGGCTCAACAGTGACGGTGGTCTTCAGCGTACGGTCAAGATCGGTGATGTAATCGAGGTGCCCGACATGGACGGCAAGACCATGAAGGCGACGGTGGAAGACATCAGTTCATCTGGCACGGACAAGGCTATGCTTGTGGTCAGAGCTGATGATCGCCGATGGATTGTGACAATGCCGTTGACAGCGGCTGAGGCGCAGGCCGCGCGCCGCTACACGGATGCGGTGTTTGGCAAAGACAATACCTCACACATCCTCCGTAATGACGATCCTTTCGATCTCTACGACTGGATGCTGAAGGCACACGCTAATATGTCGCAAGAACAGGTCGACAGCTTCTTTGAGCGAAACCCTACTCTCGAGAGCTACAAAAGTCTTCCGCTGAAAGAAGCACGTGTTCGTGTCGCTCGCGAATACACAAAGTGCACATGGGCAAGCAGCCAAAAGGACAAGGCTACCAAGCCGGGACGGGCCAGCACCACAGATGAAACGATCTCGTAA